CAGAATCAACTGCTATCATAATTACAATTTGTGAGACTGGTATTTTAGTTCGCTCTTCATACATGACTGCATACGCAGAACATTGCATAAAGTATCCTTTAATCCAACTCTCTTCTTTTAATTTGCCTGAAGTCTTGAAGTCGATGATAGACAGTTTACCATCATACTCTGCAATACAGTCAACTCTACCAGCAACTTTTAGATGATGAGAATATAAAGGAATCTCTAACGCATGAATGTTGTTTACGTGTTCATCCAATAGGGGTTGTAACGATTTGAACATAGCAATAGAATCTGGCATTGTCTTGTGTATATGCGCTGGATTTGTGCGGGCATAATCTTCTTCATTGTTCAGATAGTTTTCACAAATCTTGTGTACTTTAGTTCCACGATTGGATGCTCTAGTTGAAATACGATTGGCTTCTTCTTCACCCACACGTTTTCTCCACTCAAGGATTTTATCTTTGCCGTGTTGAGATGTAATCGTAGTCACAGAAGGATATAATAATCCTTCTGGTGTTTTGTAGAATCGTTTGCCGTTTATTGTTTCGGTTTCTAGGTCATAATCAATATCACAACCAACATGTTTAAATTTCATTTTTATAGTACCACAAAGTATAGATTGAAGTATTTATCTCCGTTGCTTTCAACACCACCACTAAAATGTATTATAGGAAGATTAGCTAAGTTTTTTAGTGTATCATATATGTTAACAAATGTCAAGTTCGACACATCCCTCGATATGTCTTTCAAGTACAAAGAGTCAAACTCAAGTTCAAATCCACGCTTACTAGTGTTTTCATCTTTCACCGATATTACTCTATTGATCTTAGTCTTTTCGAGAAACTCTGGATATAAATTAAAACCACTCGCATCAATCGCCGCTTTATATTCACTTGTTAGTTTTAAATCATATCTAGTCACTACAGATTTAGATTTAGTCCATTTGAATCCAAACCCAAAATTTTTAAGAGGTGTTTCGAAATAAACTTTGTACTTTACGATATCACCATCAGCTTCAATGGCAAACATGATACAATTGCAAGTCTGATATTCCGACATTAATCTAAGAAGATATTTTTCTGGAAAGTTATATTTGCGAACAAGTTTAAGAACATCATTGACATATGTAAAATTTTGTTTTTTATATATGAAAACAAGGACACGGTCACGCACAAGGCGTTCTTTCGTAACTTTAACAGAATGGTGAATTTTGATTTTGTGTGCTTGCCAAAATTCACTTTGAAAATTTTGCAGAAATTCTTTAACGTGTGTGTTATCAGTCCTAATAGAATCCAATATTTGATATTTTGGACTCAACATTCGTGAATCTATATCTCCTAAACTAGAGAGTATTTGTTCCATCTTCATGTTGTAGTTTCGCTAAAATATAATCTTTTACTAATGAGGAGCGAACAATGTCATCTACAGTAAATTCAATCTTTGTGAATGCATTCATGTGATATGCAATGTCAAAGAATTTGAGAATACCTGATACATCATTCTTCTTTTTATTCAAGTCAGTTTGGCGATAGTCACCACACCAAATAATCTTAGAGCGATAACCAACCCTTGTCATAACTGTATCTATCTCTTCGAATGTCATGTTCTGCATTTCATCCACAATAATGATTGCGTCATCAAATGACATACCACGAATGAATGATGTTGAAATGAATTCAATATGTCCTTGTTCTTCTAATCTATCCCATGCATCTTTGCGACCAAAAAGAGTGTCGCAGATTTGACGATATGGTTGTTGATAGATTTCCATCTTTTCATTTACGTCACCTGGCAAATGTCCAATTTCTCTGCTTTGAACAGCAGAACGCACTACAATGATTTTATCAAATGGATTTGATTTGTCCATCACTTCTTCGATTGCTTTGTATAGCGCACAGAATGTTTTACCTGTACCTGCTACGCCATGAAGTGCTACAAAATAGTCTCCACGTTTGTATGCATCAAAGAAAAGTTTTTGGTTGTCTGTTAGGGGTTCAAATGTTTTTAAATCATCTAGTCTAAGTTTTAGCGTATTGTTGACTGATTTTAATTTAGGAGGGATTTGAAAGACTGGTTCGGTATTTGCCGTTTTAGATACAGCAGGTTTTCTTGCCATGGGTGCCCTTTTTGATGTTGTAATATTTTTATGTAATGCCATTATTAGAACGTGTTAATATTTCCTAAAGGGTGTGCTTCTTTAGCCTTGGCAAGGACTTCTCTAAATCCATTGTCTGGCTTTCGTAAACCTAACCTAACAGGATCGCCTAATGATGGAGCGCCCAGTAAAATAGATTCTAGTTGTGGATTGTCTTTTAAGTATTCTTCTCTAACACTCATGCTAAAGAATTTTTCTGTTATTTCACCAGTATCTTTATTGATGAAGTTGTATGTTGGCATTGTTTACTCCGTATGAGAACCATTCTGGGATTTCTCTGTTTTTCCAATTAGCGAATCTCGCCTTATCATGTATATAGTAGTTTTGATATGATCGAATGGAATCATTTGTCACTTTGTAGATATCTGGCATTGCAGGCGTAGGCTCTGTGAATGAAATGTCAGCAATGTTCTCTGGAGGCACACAAAGATGCTTTGCATATTTTTCACATGCATGATTCTTGCCGTATCGATGCGTATACTCAGCCAATAAGTAAGTCCACATCTGATACAGCCACATATAGTTTTGTTTGCTTGCACGAACCCATATGTTTGACGGATGATTAACGTGTGACGCTTTCATCAAGCCGTATTCAATGATTTCGTTTTTCATGCGCCAACGTTGAATGTTACGATTGTTTGAAGTCTTGTCTATGTATTTGTCACCATCAAGAACACGGTGTGTGGTAGACATGAGTTGTGCATACTCAATAATCATTTTAACAACGTGTTTGTCTAAGTGCATTTCTGCACAGACTTTTGGATTGGGATCAAGATAGAAGATGTTCATACGAAATCGTAAGTCTTTTCAAAAATAGGACCATCACAAATATAAAGTTCTCCGTCAATACCTTTCATAAGATAATCACCAGCTTTGCCTTGCTTATAATTGCCTTCTAAAGTATTCACACGAAAGTCTTCGTCAATGCGTTTAGCATTAATAACAATAGGACGTTTCATGCATGGTTGCATTTCAGAAACGTTTTCGAATGTATCATAAGTTTTCATAGTCTCTCCACAAGTACTTTTTCACCTTGGTCTGTACCAAACGACATGTTCTCATAGTATACACGAACAAGCCCCTTACGTGCAAGTGAAACACATGTCACACATGCACCAAAGTAATTTACATTTTCCGTAATATCTTCGATGCATTGACTTGGCACACCCTCAGCACGGGATAACATTTCTGTCATCAATACAATGTCTTCCATACCATCATTAAATTCACTATCACCTTCTTCAATGATTTCAGAAAGTACCTGTAGATTTTCATCAGATAATTTTTTAAAGAATTTACCCAATGATATATATGGATTACGCATCAACATCTTTGCAACAGATTTTGTTACTGGCAAAAGTTTATCTGAATCAATAATTTTTTTCATGCAAGGATGGGAATTTTCAAAGTCGATAGGGTCGTTTTGCATTAAATCTCCACGTATTTTAGTTTAAATTGATCGGCACGGTCTTCGTGATTAATGTAGCCACGTGGATTGCAAACAACCCTAGTGCTACCAATCATGTAGTCGAATTCTTCGTGTGTGTGTCCGTGAGTCCACAATTTGATTTGTGGATTGTCTAAAATGAATTGATCCAAACGGCTACTGTATGCGCCATTCATAATCACTTCACCTTTGTATCGTGGATGTGTAGATGCTTTGCTAGGTGCATGATGCCCAACAACAACGTATTTGTTTGGATTCTCACCAAGCATAGCAGTTGTCACTTGAATCAATTCAAGCATTTTTTTGTGATCCGTCACGCTATCTTCTGGCGTGAATTTAGCAGGACGCTTATGAAATTCGGCTTTCTGAATCGGCAGACCATTTGCATCTAACTTTACATTACCATCACCATCGTATGCATTGACCATTGTCTTATATGAAACCATTTCGCTACTGTTTTCGATAATACGAAAGTCATTCATCATACCACGAATGTGTGACAGAGTAACAGGGTCTTGTGCATTCATGTCGGTCCAGAGAGTACCACAAATAAATGTCACGCCATCAATCGTCAAATTCTCTTTGTCAAGAATGTGTAGATTCTGAATGTGTCCAAGAAAGTTTCGTAGAATCGTAAACGTTTCTGCATAGTCGCCATGATAGTGTTCGTGATTTCCCGCAATGTAAAGCACTTTAGGAAATTCAAAAGCACAACGGCTAAAGAAATCTGTGTAACGTTCACTTTTACCTGATCCTATAATTCCGTATGCATCAGGTTTACGAAAGTCTGCGGCCACGCAAATATCGCCAGACAGTATTAATACGTCAGCGTTTTCTTCGTTCTTTAAAATCAAGTCACCAAATTCTAGGTGAACATCGGAAGCAATAGCAATCTTCATTTTTACTCTCAATCTGTATGAGGTGGGAGAACATATTCTTCACAATAAAATTTTAGTTTATCAATAGTCTCATTTACATCTTTATGCAGTATCGTAATACCGCCAGCGGCACCAAACGAATCAATTACGTCTGGTGTGTCATCAACTAAAATAGTTGTTGATGTTGCGTAAGCGGCTTTTAATTTACGTCCAGGTACAGTATTTATTTTAAATTCAATGCCACGTTCGCAAAGCCATTGTGTCTTTTGAATTGTCACTTCAGTATGATACTTCATACCACCACTTGAAGTCAACATTTCAATTTCAATGTTTGGAATAGTTCGCACATAAGCAAGCAATTCTTGCCCGCCAGGATTCCAATCTAGTGTAGCAAAGTTTTCACCTTCAATGAATTCAATCCAGTTACCAGAAAAGTTTCTTTTATCTCTAGACGAACCAGGACTTTCACCAAACAATTCAAGATAGCGGTTCTCAAAAGAACACAAAACACCATCCATGTCTAGATAAAGTTTACTTACAACCATATAATCAATCCGATAACAAGCATAATCACAAAATACTCCATGAGAGTAAAGTGTAAAATCAATTTATAAAACCAATCGTACTTCAATAATTTTTGATATAGTGAAAATTTCATTCTGTCATTCTCGCAATTAAATTTTGTAAAACTGGCTCAATCTCAAAAGAAGGAATGCTTGACATATACTGAACGTATGTTACAACGTCAGCACCAGTCAAGCCTTTATCCCACGCTTCAAGGATGTATCGTTCTATTACGTCACGGTCATCCATACTACTCCATTCATTATCAAGTTCGAATATATGCTTCAGCAAATTGGCGGTCTTCAAAGTCCTCAACGTCTGTATCGATTTCATCTAACAGGTTGACGGGTTTCTTTGCAGAAGACTTTGCCATTGCAGACATAATTCCATCAAGGGAATCACCAGCACGAACAGGCACAGGAGTAACTTTCTTCGCTTTCACGGGCTTTGTAGCTTTAGCAGTCTTAGCAACAGCAGTTTTAACTGTAGTTGTCTTAGGCTTTGCAACAGCTTTGGTAGCCGAAGATGCAAATGCACCACTAGCAATTAGTTGTTTCATTTCGTCAATGTTGACGAGTTCGTAACCAACTACCTTGCGACCATCACGGACGCTTTTGATGACAGCACCAGCAAAGATTTTCGTGTCGAGTAAGACATTCGAAACACGGTATACACAATCGTATTCCATTTCTTCGCAAAGTTTCTCTGCACTGAACACGCCGCCCTGAGTGAGAACGACAATAGCTTTTTGCCAACGATTTGATTTAGACATAATATAATTTCCTTAAAAAGAGTTAATCAACAAGATACATGGTAACACACCATGGGGTGTTTGTCAAGCGGTAACGACAAAAGGTTTGTCCCACTTACCAACATTGATATGAGCATAGTAGGCGGTGTCGAAATAATCCGACATTGCATCGCTACGGTCATAATAATCACCAGAATAAATCGCAGTAACGATTTTGGTCATTAGTTCTTTTGCTTTACCAGAATAATGATCCTGATAATAATAATGGTTCACTTGATCGTAACCAGTTTTATTGGGTTGAAAACCACGTGCAACTTGATAAGAGTCACGGCCGCAAGTTTCGTTTGCATTCGCAATAAAGTCAACAGGTGCGGACTTAATTGTGCATGTAATAGAAAGACTATCGCAACGCA